ATGGATGATAACAATATATCGGTCAAACAATATATTATTTATTCGGTTATGAATGATTTAATTACTGGTGGGCGAGAATCTTCAGTTTTAAACGTTCCTGTATCTTTATCCCCGAAAAACTCCACCATAGAGGCTATAAAACGCTTGATTGATGATATAAGAGATTATTTTTATAAATCAAAATATCCAACAAGAGAATTTCTTTTGTGTTATGGTTTAGAATCAAGTGAAATCGAGCAATATCCTATTGAATTAGCTGCAAAAATGGATTCATGTGGTTTTTTAATATTTGATAGTAAACTATCTTGTCAGGTTGTCGATACTTTAAATTCAGCAGTTGCATTGTACCATGTCGGAATGCGTAATCACGCAGACAAACTTACTAGAGTTGGTGTTGAGTTATTGCTTAATGATTTTTTTGAAGAAATTATATCGAACCATGAAAAAGATAAAAAAATAAAGGATGCTTTATCCTTATCACAGAAAGAAAAAGCGCGCAAACCAAGAAATCATTATTACAATGAAGTTATGCACGTAATTAAACTAACATGGGAAAAGTACCCTAAAGCCAGTAAAACAGGTTTATTGAACGAGCTTTCTGTTTACTACCATGGGAAAGTAAGTAAAAACACGCTAGATAGATGGATTAAAGAATCAGGGGCACAACCACCAAAGCCTGATAAATACTCTTCGTTTGAGCTTGTTCACCCCCAATAGCTGGCTACGGTATTTTAATAGCTGGCTATTGAGGCTAAATAACTGGTAACAGCCCCACAGCAACTGGCTATTGGGCTAAAAACAAAATACTCATTGATTGATATTTATCACCGTTGTTACTTAGACGTACACGGTGATAGATATGAATTTAAAGAAATCTGATTTATCAACTGACCGCCTTACACGTGCTGAAGCTGCTGCCTACCTTGGCGTTAACAATCAAACACTGGCGAACTGGGCGTGTACTGGCAAGGTAAAAATCCCTTTCCATAAACTTGGTCGCAAAGTGCTGTATATGCGCACTGATCTCGATGCTTATCTTGCATCCACTCGCAGAACGCAGACGGTGTAAGGGGGAGTGATGGCACATAAAACAAAGGCGACCGGGGGCGGTCGCCAATGGATACACACTAAACTTGAACGCATCACCAACAATGCCACATTTGCGGCTGGTGGGCAATGTGATCAGTCAGATTTGGTTCGTTCCAAGGTTTGCAACGAGAGCTTTTTCCTGTGCTCTTTAAGGAATTTCTCAAGAGCAAAAGCACATGGCGCGAATCTTTCTGATTCATGCTCTATCTTTCTGCGCCGTCTTTTCCGTGCCGGTGATAATGTTTTGGTCAATTCTTTATCGGTCATTGTGTTGTCCTGCATAGCAATGCGCCGTAATACCTTACACCACGGCGCTGATGGTGATTACTCTGGTTCTTTGGTCTTGCGACGCTGGAGTTCTTCGCGTGCAACGGTGACAAGCTGCCCGATTTCTTCCGCTGCTTTGATGCCGATTTGTTCGACCTTAGCCAGGGCATCCAGTGACGACACAAGGGGATTTTCTCCGCTGCCTTCTGCTTGGCGGCGGGCTATTTCTCCGCGCATGGCGGTTACGATAAATCCGGCATTGCTTTCGCCGTCCAGCTTAACGGATTCCATCCCTTGCATAACATCTAGTGGGACTCTGACAGTTGTCAGTTGTGATTTTGCGTTTTTGTTAGCCGTTGCCATTTCTGAAACTCCTAATCATCGGTGTGTTTCAGTATACACAAAAAAAGAAATACAAAAAGCCTTGACGTGTGTTTCATGCGCTCATAACATGAAACACACCGAAAGGATTGTTGAAATACAAAGAGCAACGCCCCGCAGTGCCGGAAACACATACGGGGCGTCTAACCACCAACGATAACGAGAGTATCGAGGCAGCTATGAGAAATCATACCATACACCCGCAAGGGCGGGACTCGTACAACCTGAATAAATACATCTGGCGTTTTATCGCCCTGAGCACGGCACAACCGCGCGTGATTACCATTGAGGCCAGCAGCGAACAGGAAGCACGCCAGCAATCCCCGGCTGGCTGCGTGATGGTATTCGCCGCCCGTATTCGTCAGGGGGGGGGCCATGCCTGATATGTCAAATTACCAGTACCTGATTAATCCGCATTTTAACTGTGAGCATGATATTGCTAAAAAGGTTTATTCCGCTGCGGATGGGGCTACTGACAATATATCAATGGCTGTTGCGTCAATTGGTAGCCTGATGTGGCATGCGTCAGAAAATGAGGACTATGACGAAAAGGCCATGCGCATTGATATGGGTAATATTGGTTTGTTACTGGCAATGCTTGGACATTTTGATATTTCGTTACGGTGCACCATTGAAAATGCCACAGATGCATTAAATGCTATAAAGAAAGCGAATACTGATTCAAATCGGGGATAAATAATCATGAGAACATATTTATCTGGCTTGACTGCCAGCGGTTATGCACACCCCCAAATTATCCCCGGCGCTATTTATCTGGATAAGAACGGTAACAGAGTAACGGTAAAAGAACTGATGTTTGACCGTGTGTATTTTATTCGTGATGGCTATTCATTTCATAGTTCGCTGAACGTGGAGATCTTTATTAGCAGATTCAGGCGGGAAATCCCGCTTTCCAGAAAAAACCATGTGTCACGTGTGAATGTGGATAAAAAACTACAGGAACTGAAAAACATGATTGCCGCGTGGAGAGAGCAGAAATGAAAAAAGCGCCAAATTTAAAACACCAGCCGCGTGACAAAATGACGGAAGTCATCATTTTTGCGGGTAGTGATGCGTGGGCACATGCGAAGCAGTGGCAGGAACAGGACGGGCGACTGGCTGGCGATAACGTGCCACCTGTCTGGCTTGGAGAGCAACAACTTGCCGAACTGGACAACCTGCAAATCGTACCGGACGGACGCTATCGCGTGCGTCTCTATCAGGCGGGGTTATTGCGTCCGGGGCTTGTTAATACCATCGGGCAGAAACTGGCAGTGGCAGGTGTCAGGGATGCTGATTATTACCCTGAAGGAATGCACAGCCAGAAACGGGAGAACTGGCGCGAATATCTGGAACGTGAACGGGCAGAGCAGGCGGAAAAGAAAAAGGTAGTTGAACTGCCTGTAAAGAAAAAAGAGCGGGTAAAAGACGATAACGCGTCATCACTGGCGCTTAACCAGATGGGAGCAAGTCAACGCGGCGAAGTTCTCCTGGCACATTATGGCGGTGAACTGGCGATTCATGCTGACTCTGACACTGTTCACCATTACAACGGCGTTGTATGGGAGCCAGTACAGGATAAAGAATTACAGCGAGCTATGGCACAGATTTTCATTGATGCGGAGATCAGCTATTCGCAGAACGCCATTAAATCGGCGGTCGATACCATGAAGTTAAGTTTGCCTGTAATGGGGAATACAGCCCGTAACCTGATTGGATTCAGTAACGGGGTATTTGATACCAGAACAGGTAATTTTCGGGAGCATAACAAAAACGACTGGTTGTTAATTGCCAGTGAATTACCTTTCAGCCCACCAGCAGAGGGGGAAACGCTGGCAACACATGCGCCGAATTTCTGGAAGTGGTTACGCCGTTCGGTGGCTGAGAATGACCGCAAGGCGGATCGCGTACTGGCTGCATTATTCATGGTGCTGGCGAACCGGTACGACTGGCAGTTATTCATTGAGGTAACAGGTCCAGGGGGAAGTGGTAAAAGCGTGATGGCGGAGATTTGCACCATGCTGGCGGGTAAGGCCAACACAGTATCGGCAAGCATGAAGGCGCTGGAAGATGCAAGGGAACGCGCGTTAGTGGTTGGCTTTTCGCTGATTATCATGCCGGATATGACCCGCTACGCTGGTGATGGGGCAGGGATTAAGGCTATTACAGGCGGTGACAAGGTGGCAATTGACCCGAAACACAAAGCCCCCTACTCAACGCGTATTCCGGCAGTAGTGCTGGCGGTTAACAATAACGCCATGTCATTCAGTGACCGCAGCGGGGGGATCTCACGTCGTCGGGTGATATTCAATTTTTCGGAAGTTGTACCGGAGAACGAACGTGATCCAATGCTGGCGGAAAAAATAGAAGGTGAGCTGGCGGTAGTGATTCGCCATCTGCTTACACGGTTTGCTGACCAGGACGAAGCCAGACGCCTGTTATATGAGCAGCAGAAATCTGAAGAAGCACTGGCGATAAAGCGAGAGGGGGATTCGCTGGTGGACTTCTGCGGCTATCTCATGGCGTCGGTAATGTGTGATGGCCTGTTAGTGGGTAATGCTGAAATTGTGCCATTCAGCCCACGCAGGTATCTCTATCATGCCTATCTGGCTTATATGAGGGCACATGGGTTTGGTAAACCTGTAACACTGACGCGCTTCGGTAAAGATATGCCGGGGGCAATGGCGGAATATGGCAGGGAGTATATGAAACGGAAAACGAAGCACGGTTTGCGTTCAAACGTGACACTGACGGAGGAATCAGAAGACTGGATGCCATCATGTGTATCGGTCACTAATGACGATAGCAAAAATTAAACTTATGGAATAACTGTTCACCACTGTTCACCCTGTCATAAATATCTTTTATATCAGTATATTATAGGGTGAACAGTTATTTATGAACTGTTCACCAAACTATTCACTGTTCACCTTTTTGATTGTTTATTGAGCTTCAAGGGTGAACAGTGGTGAACAGTTGGTGAATAGTTTTTGTGAAACTGTTCACCCCTTAACATTATGAATTAAAAGAGAAAATATCAAAAGGTGAACAGGTGAAGGGTTAAAACGCAAAAATTTTAATTTACTGCTGTGAGATAAAGCCTATGACAGCGAAGCACACCAAAACAACAGGCGGGGAATGATGATCCGTACGGGGATAACATACCGTTTTAAGCAACGAGTAACAGAAGCCGGAGCAATCCGGCTTTTTTATGGGTCCTCCCGGTGTAGTGACCTGCCACGGGGCGGGAACGGCGCGGAAAAAGGCTGGTTTTTGCATTTTCATGGCGGCGGCAGCATGTGTGATAATTTATTGATAATTAAAAGTTATTTCTGTTTTCACCTGTACAATATTTTTTTCTCCCTGTCATTAGACCAGTTTGCAATTAATTGAAATATATAAATAAATCTGTTTTTCACCTGCCAGGTGGAGTTGCCTGTGTCAAAACGTGTTCAGATGGCGGGATATTTATGCCGGATTTTCTCCGGCTTTTTTGTGTCTGAATCTCATTAATCTGTTTTTATGATAGAAATATGTTTATCTACCACTTTTATCGATCAATAATGTGCGCAGTTTAGTCAGTAAGAGGAAGTTACTGTGAGTTGTATTAATGACCTGAACACGGGCGATATCAGGGGTGGTTCCGTTCATCTGGATGCGCAGACCGTTATGCGCCTTAAGCAGTACAGGATCGACCATATAAATCATCATCCTGACCAACCATTACCAGGTGTGGCGCAGATTGTCAGACATGCCGTAAACACCTGGCTTAATCAGAATGGTTTTGCATCGGTGGGGGAACAATGAATCGCTGGTACACCATTAAGGCGGCGGATGTTCGCGGAGCGGCGGATATATCTATCTATGAGGAGATTGGCGGCTTCGGTGTTACTGCAAAGCAGTTCGCGGAAGACCTGAAAGCCCTTGGCGATGTTTCACATATCAATCTGAGGATCCATTCACCAGGTGGTGATGTGTTTGAAGGCATCGCCATCTATAACCTGCTACGGAATCATCCGGCAGACATTACGGTTTATATCGATGGTGTTGCGGCTTCAATGGCTTCGGTGGTCGCAATGGCTGGCGATCGTGTTGTGATGCCGGAAAACGCCATGATGATGATACATAAGCCGTGGGGTATCTCTGGCGGAAATGCTGGTGATATGCGTGATTATGCTGATTTGCTGGATAAGGTGGAAACCGTGTTAGTCCCTGCTTATGCCAGAAAAACGGGCAAATCAGCACAGGAAATTACCGCCATGCTGGAAGATGAAACCTGGATGGACGGGAAAGAATGCCTTAAGCACGGTTTTGCTGATGAATTGTTGCCATCCGTCAGAGCAATGGCGCGAATTGAATCGAAGCGCACAGGAGATTTTTTACATATGCCGGAAACCATTAAAGGAATGATTACACCGCCACAGGGAGCGGCAAATATTGCTGGTAATGAACAGAAACGCATCAATGGAATAAGTGAAGTGTTTAGCCTGTTCGGCAGTCGTTACGACGGGATCAAAATGGCGTGTCTGGAAGATGCATCATGTACACCGGAAATGGCCCGTGAAAAGCTGTTGAACGAGCTGGGGCGCGAGTCCACGCCATCCAATAAAAATACCCCGCCTCATATCTATGCCGGAAACGGAAACATAACAGGTGATGCAATTCGTCAGGGGCTTTATTCCCGTCTTGGGTATGAACGGCCTGAACGAGGCAACCCTTACGCGATGATGAGTCTTTTTGAAATGGCCCAGGCATCACTGGTTGATCGTGGTATCACTGTGAGCGGTTTTATTAATCGCTCGCAGGTTGTTAATGCGGCTTTTACACACAGCAGCAGTGATTTTTCTCATATTCTGGCTGGTGGGGCTGAAAAATCTGTACTGAAAGGCTGGCAGGACAGCGGCGAAACGTTCCAGAAATGGACGCGTACCGGTTCGCTTTCAAACTTTCATGAAGCAAAGCGCGTTGGTCTGAATGGTTTTTCAAAGCTGGATAAAGTACCGGAAGGTGCGGAATATAAATACATCACCACCAGCGATAAAGGTGTACCTATTGCGCTGGCCACGTACGGGAATATATTTTCCGTTACCCGTCAGGCCATTATCAACGATGACCTGACCCAGTTAACTACAATCCCCATGGCGATGGGACGCGCAGCTGCCAGAACAGTTGGCAATCTGGTTTATCTCCTGTTAACCAGCAACGGCAAGTTTACGGATGGTAAAGCGTTATTCCATGCCGATCATAAAAATCTTATTGCGAAGGATATGGACATGGAGGGGCTTAACGAAGCCCGTAAGCTGATGCGCCTCCAGGAAGACGCTAACGGCGATTCGCTGAATATTACCCCTGCATTTGTCCTGGTCCCCGCCGCGCTGGAGTCTGCCGCACATCGCGCCATTCTGTCATCGTCATCACTCTTTCCGGTTGATGGCGTGGGCACTATCAATCAGAACCCCGGCATCATTAACGTGGTGAAAGATATGGCGGAGGTAATCGTTGAGCCACGTCTTGATAAAGCCAATAACAAGGAGTGGTATGTGGCAGCGGCGAAGGGTATGGACACGATAGAGGTCGCTTATCTTGATGGTATTGATACGCCATATCTTGAGGAGCAGGAGGGCTTTACTGTTGATGGCGTCGCCTGGAAGGTGCGCATAGATGCAGGTGTCGCGGCCCTCGACTATCGCGGATTACTGAAATCGAGTGGAGCATGACAACAAGGGCGGCGATAGCCGCCTTTTTTTACGGGTCCTCCCGGTGGGGTGGTCTGCCACGGGGCGGGAGCGGCGCGGAAAAAGGCTAGTTTTTGCATTTTCATTCGTCATCATCATCTTTCTATGATATTGAATTTTAAGTGTTTTTATTTTTGGTATGTTAATTTTGCTTGTTTTATGCTCAACATATAGCGCATTTTTTGACCTCTTCTGAAAGTTGTTCGCAAGATGCATGTTTAAAACATTCTGGAGCGGGTATGGATCGAGAACTGAAAAATCTGATGCTGAACATTAATCAACTGGCGGCGATAGCGGGAATATGTCGTCAGACTGCGGCGGCAAGGCTGAAAAACATCCAGCCAGCCGGAGGGCATGACAAGCTAAAACTCTATCGGGTGACTGACATTCTGACCTGTTTTCTTGATCTTCCCGTTCCGGCATCACTGGAAGAAATGGAGCCACATGACCGTAAGGCCTGGTATCAGTCCGAACGTGAGCGCCTCAAGTTCGAACAGGAAACGGCGCAACTCATACCCGCCGATGATGTGCGAAAAGAGATGGCTATATGGGGGGAAATCGTAAGCGAGGAACTGGCAAAACTCCCCAATATTCTGGCACGTGATGCCGGGCTTAAACCGATGGCAGTAAACAGAGTGCAGTCAATTATTGACGATTTGCGTAATCAGATTATCAGCCGGATGGTAAAAAATGACGTAGTGAATGAGGTCGCAAAACAGGCATGATAATGACCGAATCTGAAATACTGCGATTAATCCGCTGTGCTGGTGGAATCAGCCAGTTGGCTGACGAACAGGCCGCGCAGCCGGATACAGTCACCGCTGAAAATTACGCGCGTGTGGTGGCTGAGGTGATGCGCCGTGACGGTATTGAGCTTAACGGCGTGGATATGCGCAACATACGAACTAGAGTTCTTGAGTTGCTGGCATACCGTCGCCGTTCTCAACAACGGAGGGAGAGCGCGAAAAATACTTACCAGTGGAAGAAGCCGGAACGGTTGCAGCGGTAGATTCCTGATATTCAGGAAAACCACGAATCTGTGGGGTTTACTGGCGCGGTTACGGCGGTGACACGCACCGAGGCAGAACAATTACCGTAGGTTAAAGCGACAGTATTCACACCAAAGGCAGAAATTAGCGGTTAACGTAACTGACTGATATTTTCGGGAACAGCCAACGGCTGAGGCCGGAGCTATAAAAATAGCTTTGGGTACAGTCCTCAGTTTTGAGGGATGTTAACCAACTGAATAATAAGCAAACCTCAAAATTGAGTTTTGTATCTGCCTGAGTTATTTCTGTGCTAACTTGCTGATATTCCCGATAGCGCAAAAGTGCGTTGGCTGGTGGGTGAGTTGCAGATCTGCAACTCGACCATGAAATTACGGAAACTACCCGTAGTTTGGGTAGTAAGAGTAACACCCAGATTTTGGGGCTTACTCGCGATACCCAAATAAAGGGTATCGGTGTAAGAAATATCGTTTCTCATATGTGAGCACCGAGGGCGGAATTCCGCCTTCGGTTACTTATTGTGCCCATGCACAGGGAGGGGCGGGTCAAATCTCTGTACCCTGACGTCTTCCGGACTGCCAGCCCCATCGTTTTTTTACGCCCGCGAAAAATAAAAATTGTTTGTATGTGAGTATTGTAGCCAGCAAAAGCTCTTTCTTTAGTGGCTTATTGTTTCTAATAGATTTTGGGAGGTAGAAATGGGAGGCCCAGCGAAAGCTGGGCCGAGCTTGTTACGCTGTCATTACTTCAGCATGATAACTAAAGCTATACATACTAGCACTACGGCTATTGGGCATAGACCTAAATTGCCAAGTGCTGCGATTAAACCTGTAACGGCAATCACACGTGCAGACAGCAGGTCTGAGCCCTTTCTTAAAGTATCCATTGATACCTCCGTCAGGGTTTTTGCCGGTCTCTTGGAGAGTTGGGGGCAAAAGTTCAGACCCGTAGCACTTTCTTGTTCGCAGGTGAACGGCTGCTACGACCCAACTGTTCTGTAG